CGGCGGGCAGCGACAGGGAGCATGCTCCACACGGGGGCAGTGATGGACGAAAGAGCTGAAAGGATTGAGTCAATGGTGGAGGAGGGAATTTCCCCGATGTTAAGAGCGACTTTGAGGGCGGGGGGGGCGTGGCGGCAGAAAAAATCGAAGCAGGCGGATTGGAAGGAGACATGAGAGAGGGGGAGCAAGTTCCACATGGACTGCCCAAGGGAGTGGCCGACGGAGAATTCAGTTAGGTAGCTGACGAGCTTGTCTGGGATAGTGCTGTCGTCTATGGCCATGGCGAGTTTCGTGAAAAGGGCGAGGGGTGAGCGGCAGGCTCCAGAGGGGCCGACGAAGTTGCCGCAGAAGAGGGCGTACTTGTCTATTTCAATCTTGAAGCGGAGGGAGAGGAGGGGCTGAATGGAGGGCCAGGCTTGATTGAGCGGGGGAATGGAGTCAATGAGTGAGTCGTCGCCGCTGACCATGACGGCTTCAGAGGTGATGTTGTATTGGGTGAAGAGGACGGCAAGGTTGTAGTCAGTGTTGTCATCGTAGGTTCCAGGCTCTCCGGTGAGGCGCATGCAAGTGAGGGGTCCGAACTGAGTGTCAACGTTGGTTTTCAAGTGGACGTGGAGGTCAATGAGGGCTTGAGGAATGGAGAGGCGGTGCATCTTGAGGCGCTCGAGGACCACGGCCTCGCCATGCTGGGACTGGTCGAAAGCAGTGTAGTCATTGGCGAGGTGCGGTTGGTCGGTGAGATGGTCTTGGCACCACTGTGAGAGTTCGAAGGGTGTGTGCCCTGCGTGAACGTAGATGTTAGATGGGCGATCCTGATTGTCGAAGATGCGTTGGTATTTTTTGACTGGGCCCAAGAGGAGGATGACGGCGTCGTGCATGAGGGCGAGGGTTTGGCAAGCTTTCCAGTTCCCGAAGATGGAGTTGTCGTTTGTTTTGTGTTGGGTCTTGGAAAAAATGCGGACTGCTGACCAGCGCCAGTCCGGATCCGAGCGATTGGCGTTTGCCATGATGACTGATTGGGTCTTGGATGACAGCTGGCAGAACTCGTTTGCGTTGATGCATTCAATGAAGAGAGCCTCGTCGAACGGGACCTCCGTGAGCGGCGACCGATGGTAAGCTCGGCACAGGGATTGGAAAAGGACGGTGCCGAGAATCTCATCTTTGGGGGAAATGGAGTAGGGGGCGGGAGAAGGTCGGAAGCGGAGGCGCTTGGGAATGGATGCTGGGAGAAGGGTTGGGTCAGATTTTTCGGAGTGGATGGCGGAAGTGACGGAAAAGGGAAGGGCGGAGATTTCGAAAGGCTGGTTGAGGAGAGGGAACTGGTTGCTGGATTGATCGCGCCAGATTATTTCTTTGACTTGAGGGTCATGAGCGGGGATGAACTGCGAGGCTAGGACGTAAAAGTCTTCGCCAGGGTAGACGGGAGTATGGGCGGTGGAAGAGGGTCGAAGATCGGAGCTGAAGGCGGGAGATGAAACTTGTGCGGAAGGGATGTCATAATGAAATGGGCGGCGGGTTTCTGGAAGGAAGTGGGTGGAAATCTGGGGCGAAGCGTCGGAGCCGTCGCCGGAGAAGATGCGGGCGGTTTGGAGGACATCTGAAACGTGAGAGCTGGGGATGGAAGCGGTAAGGGACAAGACTCCGGGGATGGATGGGTTTGGGCGCAGAGGAACATGAGATGATCTGGAGACTATTTCAGCTAGAGGACGGAAAACGGGGGCGATGATGGGGTCCGAGGTTTCGTTGGAGTGGAGGGAGAAGATGGGGAGAAGGTCAGTTGGAAGCTCGGAGCGAGCACCGCGGAGTGGAGTGACGCGAGAAGTGAGAGGTTCGGTGATAATTTCGACGCCGGTTAGCATGTTTCGGAAGATATCGGAGAGGGAAATAGGCTGATTGGCGTGGAAGCGGGAGAAGAGAAGATTGTTGCAGGCGGAGTCAGTGCGGATGAGGGAGTGGTCGCCGGAAAAAATGATGCCGATGGTGGAGCGTGTGAGGGCGACTAAGGACATGGAGTGGGATAGCATTCGGGAGTTGCGGTCAAGGTGGATGTTGGCTGGGTACTTGTATGTGGAGCCCTGAGAGGAGGCTATGGTGACGGCTTTGTAGCCGCATTGGCTGATGGTGAGGGCGGATGTCTGGGAGTTGCACATGATGGTGGCATTGGGGGGCAGAGTTTGGTGGAAGCGGGAGAAGCCAGGTTGTGAGGAGAGGGAGCGAACGCCGAAGAACTTGGCAACACGTTGAGGGATGCGGCGGCTCCAGAGGCAGTAGAAGTCGAGATACGGGCGGAGATGGCTAATTTCGGATGGGAGGCGATGGTTGCTTGAATTGGTGTTGGTGGAGTGATATTCTCCTTGGAGAGGATCTCCAAGGACGATGACGAACTGAATGGTGGGATCGGCGTGGATGGCAAGGTCGAGGTAGCCGCGTGGCATTTTGTAAACTTCATCGATGACTAGCACGCGGGCAGATTTGAGAAGTGAGGCCTCCCAAGTTGATATGCGCCAGGCAGAGGTGGATGAAAGCTCGAGAGCTTCTTTCCACTCACTACGAAGCTCGGTGGTGGGGACTGAAACCTTGAAGGCGCTAAAGGGGTGGGTTTTGAGTAATTTCTGGACGGGGTAGGATTTGCCGCAGCCAGCGAAGCCGGCAATATGGACGAGGGAGACGGCACGGGAAACGGCTATGTCGAGTTGGGCGTCGAGCGCGAGGAAGGAGTCCCTGGCTTTATTTGGGTGAAGGGGGTCAACATTGGCCATGACTCCATCGAAGCCGTTTTTCATGTTGGAGATGAGATTTTTGGCGCGGCGGACGTTTGTGCGATATGAGTGGACGTGGCGGAACGGAAGATGGGTGGAGTCATGAGTAAAGCGGAGAGAGGCGTGGACCAAGTCGGAGGCGGCGCCAGAGAGGCGGACTGGGTTGGAGGCGGGGGAGTAAGCGAAGTGGCCGGGTGAACCTGAAGAGTGGGTGATGGTGAAAGAGGCGCGGGGGTTGCTGCTGCCGTAGATGAGACGATTCTGGCCCGAGATGATAACAGCTTCGAAATTGTAGGCTGAGGCGAGGACTGTGAGGTGGTCGGTGGAAAGGCCGTGGCGGGAGATCTGGGAGGCGTCGAGGAGGCAATCGGGAAGGTTCTGCTGGAGGGTGAGCCAGAGGTCGGCCGGCTCAACATCTATGCCAGCAGAGATGGCGCGGAGGAGGCAGTCAGTGTTGGTGGGGTACGGGAGATTGGAAATGGGGCCGTTGCGTTCGCGGGTGAAGAAAAGGCCGCTGCCTTCGTGAAGGGGGGTGCGAGTGATCAAATCCCAGGTGGTGATGGGTCCAAAGCCGGTGGGGTCTGAGAGCAAGGCGTTAGTTTCGGGGGTAATGGGAACCTGAGGGGGGTTAGGGGTGGAGCTGGGGTTCGGGGTGAACACACCGACGGAGTCGAATGACAGGGGCACACTAGGCATGTTGATTGGGGCGGTGGAGGACTGTTGGGTGATGGGTGGGAGGTTTGTGGCAACTGGCTTTGAGAAGTAGGGGGAATGCGGGCGCAGGGATTGAGTGGAGCCAAGACCGAGATCGAGAGATGCGAGCGGAGAAGCAAGAGGGGCGGGAACTGGGATGCTGGCCGAGGCTGGAGCTGGAGAGGGTGGGCGAGAAGCGGTGAGTGATGGGGAACTAGGGGAGGGTGGCTGAGAGTCAGGCGGGGCTTGAGTCTGAGAGTCTGGACGTGGGGGGATGAAGGCATCTGGATTAGTCAGGGGGTCAGCTAGTGGAGGCGGGGGGGCGGCAGAAGAGGTAGTTGGAGCGGGCTGGGTGGGGGCACCAGACGAGGCGGGCAGCGTGGGGGCTGGAGGAGCAGGTGTGGGGGGAGGAGAGGTGGTGGACTGCGTGAGGGGAATGGATAAGATCGG